ATTTTCTTTTGTAAGTGGCAAGTCTTATACACCTCCTTTCAATAACAGTCCAATAAGTGCCGTTACAATCGCACCAATGATAATCCGGAGAATCCAGGTAGTATTAGCGCTGATTTTATCTAACTGTTTATTAATGTTTATGATGTCTTTTTCGTTCCCTAAAGTACGGGACTCTAAGTTTCGAATGTCATCCTTCATATCTTTCTGATCTAACTTAATCTGTTGGATCTCTTGTTTTAAATCTTGAATTTCTTGCATTGATTCAGCTCCTTTCAAAATAAAAAGAGAGACGAGTTTCGCCTCTCTCAATCTGTAAAATTTAATCTAAACCGGTATTTTAAGCAAAATAAAAAAGACCAGCTTATTGCTGCTCTGTAGGAAAAATCTCACTTATTTAGTTAATAATTGTTGTACAAGTGCCTCTAATTCGTTGAGGCGTGTTTCTTGAGAGGAAACTTTTTCCTTTAATAAATTGATTTCCTCTTGTTGTACGTTCTGTCTCAGAAGTATTTGCTGAGTAGCGGCAATGTTTACAGTGATAAGGGAATAAGGTAGGACTGACTTCCCATTTCTACCTTGGAACTGAATAGGTGTATCCTCTGCGATGAAACCATATTGCAGGTACTTATCTATATCTTTATAGATTTCATCATAGCCAAGTGTTTCGACGTCATCCTTAAATAGATACTGACTGGGTTTTAATTCCATAAGAGTATTTACAGCATCATATTGAATAGGGAGGATATCTGTTTTGATATCTCTCGTTGAAGTCTGAACCCAAGAGGCACCTGACACTTCCCGTTTAGCTCGAACATTACCTCCTACTCCAAGTGTGCCTGCTCCTAACGCTTTTATGTCTCCAGTATCTGATATAACGTCACCTCTTCCCCATACTGTACTTCCATTAATGTCGGCATAAGCTAGATAAGGAGTCAAGTCTTTATCATTACTCAAGAAGTAGAAGCCATACTGCCCTCGTTCATCTCTATGAACCCTTATATGGCTACCTCCCATTGATAATGTAATAAGCTTACCAGTATCCTTAAGTGTGACAGTATTGAAATATGAATCCGCTTGTTTGGTAGGGAATGTCCAAGAGCCCGACTCGGATCTTAAGCTCATTCCAGTTCCAGCTCGTAGACTTAAGGAGTTTGAACCGTCAGCACTAATAGAAATATCATTCTTGGCATATATATCCATAAACCCTAAAGACTTAATTTCCATCTTATCTCCATAACTTGAAAAAGAGATATGTGATGACATTGTTGATGTATTAGTTCCATCATATATACCTATACGAGCAACGTCATTAGTATAGCTTGTAGGATCTGGAGATGTATGTTCGATGACAAGTGCACAGTTTTTAGAAGTAGAAGCTTCAGCGTAGTTAGACCCAAGCACAAGAGCTTCTTTCACACCTTTAGTGATAGGGATAAATCCAAGGTATCCCCTAGCTTTACCAGTTCCGTATAAATTAAGGTTCTGCTTCTCAAGTCTCATATGGTTATTAGCAGAAGTAGGATCTTCTGTCATGATTACGACACCTTTTAAGCTACCTGTCTTGATATGCTTAGCTTCTACGTATCCGTCAAGATTTATCTTCGGAGCTTGAATCAAAGCAGTCTGAGCTGTGAGGTTCAACTTTGCAGCAATCTCATTGTCTTTAACACGGAGAGAAATCTCCTGAGCATTTACTTTCAACTCAGATTCATGTCTATCCACTACAGCTTTACTACCATATCGTCCATCACCTTCATCTTTAGTGTAAACATCAGTAGATTTAGCTCGTAAGTTTATTTCCTGATTAGTCTGAGTGAGTTTTGTATCATAACTAGAGTTAACTGTATTGAATTCTGACTTAGTCACACGGTCAGCAACCTCTTTAACCATAGCGTCATAGTTTACAATGTCTTTGGGGTTTTCCATATAGACAGGAAGTTTCTCACCTACGTTACACTGTGGCTCAGCTACCCATACAGTACCAGCTCTCCTAATCCACACTTCTATACGTGCATGAGTGATTGGAGCATCTGGAGCGTCATGATCTATAGTGAATCTAGTCCATTGTCCATCTACTAGCTTATCTTGGAACTCAACTTGCTTGTATCCTCCTACTGAAGTCGTCCCATTGAAGAACTCTACCTTAAATGCAGCACCTAGTGAGATAGCATATTTGTCCTCAGCGTATAACATAGCAGAGAATTGGAACTTTCCTTGTTTCTGATAAGCAGGTACATCTTGATAGATACCATGCCAGACATTAGTTGTTGTATGTGTAGATTCAATCTTAACCGACCTACTTTGTTTGTATCTCTTAGATTCATCTACGGTAATCTTTCTGTCAACAGCATTAGCGTCAGGGTTCCATCTCTCAAGGGAAGGAGTCTCTTCGGTAACGTCTCCGAAGTCATTTACTTTCTTTTTAACAAACTGAGTATTCAATAAAAGGTTATCAGCACCTAACTCTCCAATGTATTCCTGCATCTGAGTTTCGGTAACTTTTGTACTTAGTTCACCTTTAATATTCGTAATCTCTGTAGTAATTCCTGCGGTGTCGGGAACAAGTGGCTCCCAGTCAGTACCATTCCAGAGTTTCAATATCTTAGCAGAAGATTCACTGGAGTCAAGCCATAGAGTTTTCCCTGCTTCTAGTTTATCTGTAGGAGCAGTAGGACTCTCAATAATAGCCGTTTGCATCTGATTCATGTTACTTTCTATCTCTGTAGCTAAATCCTTTGCAGTTTTAGCATCTTCATGAGCCTGGTCCGCTTTAGCTCCTGCCTCTGCAATTGCATCAGTCTGACTGTTTACTTTCTCCTGTAATTGATTAAACATCTCTGCAGGTACCTTATCTTGTAAGCTTGCCAGTATACGTTGATAAGCTCTGTAGGCGGCGTCATCATTGTTTTGAATTTCTCTATAGTTACCAAAATAATATTTGTCCTGCCTTGGATCAGTAAAAGACTCATCTGCAGCAATAGCTCTAGCCTCTAAGAAGATAGGAGGGCTAATAGACTTATCTTTAATGAATACAGTGTCTCCTTCATTGATCGCCTCATGTGTCAGACCTGCAATTTTAGCCAAAGAAACAGCGTCAACTTCATAGACTACATTTGTAGATACTCTCTTTTTAAGAGCAGCCTTTGTCAATGTGAATAGGCGCTCTGGAGTCATATTCTGATTATCAGTCTCTGGAGTATAGAATCCAAAGCGATGCTTCCCGTTTATGTTCCATCGTTGAAAGGCTTCCTCATCTACTACGTAGGGAATGCCATTGTTAGCGTCTGCTACAGTGATCACTTTTTCTTCTCCGTCTGATCCCTTTACAGTTACATAGCCTATAAGTGTAGTAATAACTCCCTCAGAGTTCTCTTTACGGACAATCCCTTGGAGATCTTTCCCTATAGTGATTTCCTTAGCAGTGAATCTGCCTCGTTTTTCTACCAGGTCTACATATCTCTTAACAATAAATGCTCCCTGGACAATAACTCTGTATTGAAGTTCATAACCATCAAAAGCAGAAGCGATCATGTTATTAAACTGTAGAGGTGAAATAAACTCCGTAATAGTCATGCTACGAGTCCCCGTAATCTCAACGTTCCCTACAGACCAATCCGAGCCGTTTAAGGACATAGCTAAATATTGCTGAGCAGTCATTGAAGAGAGCTTTTGAGGAGCGAAATAGGATTCTCCTGCAAGCAAGGTCCATTCCCCACTAGCATATATTGTAACTGTCTTAGCTACAGTATCTTTTTCCGTCTCAGTGATTACATAAGGAGTCATTACACCAGTACGGGTTTCTTTTACGATGATATTTTGTTGCTGCAAGAGAGGCTCATAAGGAGAGCTCTCAAGTATTTTGAAGTCTAACATATCTACGGAGTTTTTAATTTCCCAGTGTCTTTTGTCCTCTACATATTCATGAGCGCGTATAACTCCTATTACTAGTTTTGTTTTAAAGTCGACTATGTGTAAATCTCCGCTTTGCTTTCTCATTATCTGTATCTCTCCCTATATGTTATCTTTGCGGTACCTATAGCCTTAGGACGTACAATAACCTCATTTGCTCCTCTCTTTATGACAGGAAAGTCACTGAATAGGTCTTTAATGCTTATAGCGTTCTTCCCGTTTATCGTTACAAGAGCCCTTTCAGTATCAATCAATATAGAGTCCCCTGGATCTACAATGTAAGGAGTAGCATCCGTAGGTACACTAAACTTCTTGTACACTTTCAAGTCTTCTATAAAAATTGCGTCTAGGGGGTTTGAATCTCCGTATTTAAATATCCCTACGGCTACTTTTGTTACCACTGCAGCAGTAGCAGGATTAGAATTATTTACATCTCTCCAGGTTTCTATAATAGTTTCATAGTCCTGGTAGGTCCCTTTCTTGTATAAAGCAGAATAAGCCGTCCATACGTTCCCCTCACGAGTTAACATGACATGTCCTCTAAAGTCCGTGAATGACTCGGCTGTTCTTCCAGTGTCATCTATCAGTATCCGTTCATCTGGTCCATCATTTATAGTGGTGTATGCTTTAGTAATCGCATGAGAGTAGTATTCGTCTTTCATTCCTAACTGAGCTACAATCTCATCATTAGCGTCTAGTAAGAAGAGCATGATAGTTCCCATTCTGTCATAGCTTAAAGAGTCAAAAGAAAGTCTCATATCCACTTTGAAGTCTGTAGCTCCTCCGGGAGGAAGGGATTGCTTAAGAATTGGACCATACCATGTATTTTCTTTAACAGGTCCATAAGTACTAGGACGGAAACCATGTCCACTCCCTGCTATTTCCATAGCTCCAGAACCTTCAAAGAGTGAGCCTAGTTGTCCTGTATGAGCGGACCACTTAGAAAGGTCATCCATCTTGTCCCATATAACTCTGGATTCCTGAGCAACTAGCTTTGTCTTTGGTCCCGTAGGATATCCTAGACGGAAATATTCATTACCATTCCAGACATCAATAAAAGGACTCTTATCCATAACGTTAATTTCTACAATAGGGTTTGACTCTACAGTTCCCTTATTAGCAATATCCACTTTTAAGTCTGTCCCTGTGGTATCAAGAGCAAAGTCTTTAACCTGTGTAGCTCCAAGCTTATAAGGCATAGGACATACAAAGCGTAAAGTACCTTTACCTCTGAAAATTAATTCTTCTAAGTCAGTCTCCCCGTCAAGCATAGCCATGTAGGTTCTGTCTGCCTCATCATCAAAAATGAGCTCCTTTGGTTCATCTTGTATGAGCCAATCTGCTAAGTCTTCTTTCTTCTTCTGCAGGTCCGCTTGATCTTTAGCCTTAAGTGTCACAGGGACATCAATAACTCTCACTTTTGTGTTAGTCTGCAGGTAGTATCCGCCTGGTCTTCCTGGAGCTGTCAAGATATCACGCTCAATAGGAGCCCACGCTGCACGGTTAAAACCCATCATGATATATAAGTAATCTCGCTTAGTTCCGTTAAATTTAAAACTAGCCATGTTATCAATTTCCTTTGCTTTATTTAAAAAGAGCCCTCCATAGGGGAAGGCTCACAAGTTGTTCAATCTAGAAAACAGGGACCACTTGAGGAGCAAACTGAGCTTGTCTACTTGTTCTACGCTTGTTAGCATTGTCAACGTCCTCAGATATAACCTCACCTACTACTTTTTTATCCATTACAAGGTAAGTAGGCGCCTTCTCTTCATTAGCTTGTCCTTGCTTTTCTTGACGTGCATTCTTGTCTTCTTTGCCCTGTCCAGTGATTCTTTCATAAGAAGTAGGAGCCATTGAGATTGATCCGTTTAGAATGTCATCTACTTTAGGGAGCTTGAAGTCTCGAGATACTCCCATGTTTAAATCTTTGAAGTTATCGTTTCCTAGTACGTTTCCTAGCTCAATGTCATTAGAAAGAGCTTCAAATCCACTCAGGACTGCATCAGCCATTTTTGTAGCTGCTTTTACTGCATCACTTGTCATATCTGTAATTCCCACGGCTAAACCTTCAGTGACATAACGACCGACTTCTTTCATTACACGGGAAGGAGATTTTATCTTAAAGAATCCAACTACTGCTTCTTTAACTTTGCCAGCCATTCTTTTCGCTGCGTTAATAGCATCAGAAGCCATTTCGCTTATACCGTTAGATAATCCTCGTACTATGTCTTTACCTGCACTTAGTAGCATAGAGCCTGCATTAGAGAAACATTTCTTAATTCCTCCGATAACATTGTCTGTAATAGCGCTCCACAAGCTACTTAACACGGAATAGATACCTTTAATAAGAGACCAAAGTATCTGCACACCTGCAGCAAGGATCTGAGGAAGGTTAGCAATGATAGTCTTTGCTATTTCATAGATAATCTTTAGAGCCGCTGCAGCTAACTGAGGCATAATTTGAATAATACCTTTGATAATTGCCATTAAGATTTTAATACCTGACTCAATTATCTTAGGGAGATTCTGCATGATTATATTTACAAGTTGAGTAATTATCTTAACGGCAGCATCTACAATCTTAGGAAGCATTTTTATGATTCCGTCAACGATAGCCATTAAGATTTTTACACCTGCATCTAATATTTTAGGAAGGTTAGTAATAATCATCTCAATAATTTTATTTACAAGCATGATAACCGTATCGACCAATTTAGGAAGGATCTTCACTATCCCATCAATAAGAGCCATTAAGATTTTGATACCTGCTTCTATAATCTGAGGAAGCAATGTAACTACTGCATTAATTAATGTATTCATTATATTTATGGCGGCATCTACAATCTTAGGAAGGTTCTTCACAATAGCGTCAATCAATGTCATGAGAATCTTAAGTCCTACGTCTAAAATAAGAGGAAGCAATGTCCCTACAGTATTTATAAGAGTGTTTATCATCGTAGTAGCTACAGTCACTAAAGTAGTAATAATTGTTGGTAAAACTTGTAGTATTCCCTCAATGACCTTTGTAAGTATTGCTACACCTTGCTCAATAAACTTAGGAAGATACGTAACTATTAAGTTGACCATTGTGTCAATTACTGTAGTGATAGTAGTTAACAACATAGGAAACATTGAGTTTATCCCCTCTACTATCGTAGGTAGGAAGCGAGCTGCAGTGATTAGAAGCCCTGGGAGTCCGCCAACAAGTATTGCTATAATGGATGGGATTAAATTCATAAAGATCTGTCCTAGTTGTGAAGTATCTCCACCTAGAGCAAGCCTTATAGCTTCCACCATAGACATAATAGTTGTGCGGATAGCTTCTACTGCAGTTCCCATAAGTAGAGCGGCGTTCTGGAAGCCTACTGGAAGATGAGTTATCCAATCATTCATGACATCCCCTACAGCTATTACACTCCATAGGTACTTACCTAAGTTGACTAAAACTAGACCAAAGCTATTTATTTGAATCATTGCAGATGCAAATGCCGTTGAGATAGATTGCACAACAGTTTGAATACCTGCTACGGCTACTTTAAAGGCATTACTTGAAAGAACTGCATTTCCAAGGTTTGTACCTAACACTAAAGCATTTGCTCCTAATTGTTTCAATCCTGCCATAGAAGCGGTTAAGGCTTTCCCTCCAAGTTCAACTAAAGAAGCAGTCCATTGCTTAATAACTGCAATAACTCCTAAGACTCCATTTCTGAAAGTTTCACTTGTCTTCCATAAGTGAGTGAATCCTACTACTAATCCTGCTATTGCTGCAGCTAATACCCAAGCAGGAGCAGTCATCATTTGTAGTCCTGTAATGATTGGCATTAGTACTGGACGGACAGCAAACAAGATAGCTCTCAATCCTGCAAAGTATCCTATCCCCAGAGCTAACGGTGTAAGGATTACCATCAGAGCAGGGACAAGCATCATCATCCCTTGGATAAACTTAGCTAATACAGGATGAGCTTCATTAAATTGAATAACCATCTCGGCTAGTTTAGCAATAAAGTTATACATAGGAGTCATTACAGCAGCAAACGCTTGGACCATTGGCTCAAATGCTTTAGCTAACTTTTCCAACATGTTATTGAAAGCTTCAGCGTACTTTGTGTTTTCTTCCATAGCTCTTCCATGTAAAGCTCCATAGAACTTAGTTGCAGCAGCAGCAGTCAATCCAAATATGACAGGCAAAGCCATCATTTGAGTTCCTAAATCACGAATGAAGTCATTGTACTGCTTTACAGAGGCGTTAGCTCCTAAGAACTCTAGAGCTAGCTGCTGAGGGCTTCCTGAACGTGCGAGTCTGTCCAAAGAATCTACTGCAGTAAGAGCAAGCCTACTAGTGTTATACAGAGGTTTATTCATTGTAGTAAGGTTATTCTGAAAGCGTGAAGCTGTAGAGCTTGCGTTATTGAGTGTCCCTATAGTCTGATAGATACTCATTAGAGCCATCCTATTAGAGTTAATAGCTTGATCGTTTGCCGCCTTCTGAGCTGCTCCTAACTCATTGATTCTAGCTATCATGTCATCTACAGAACCTGTATAAGAGCCTGCAGACTGCATTAATTCAAAATATCCGTATTGAGCCTCTATTTGAGCCTCCCTAGCTCCAGACATACCTGCTTTCATTTGAGTCTGATAAGCTTTCATTTCGTTCATCATTCCCTGGTGAGCAGCAGAAACTTGAGTGTATCCTCTTGTTATGTCACTATTCATACGAGTAAACTCAGAGCCGAACGTACGTGTCATTTCACTAGTAGTACTGTTCATTCCGTTTCCTATACGGCTAATTTCGTTATTTATTTGAGTGACTTCATTTGAGGTAATATTGCTAAGCCTATCTATCTCGGATTGATATTCATTTCTGATCTGAGCGGCTATTTGTTGTATATTGGCTCCAATTCGTATAAGCTCCCCGTTAACCTCTGAAACTTCTCCTCTTACATCTCCGTCAAGAGGGTTAAAGCCACTATCAAAGTTTGAACGTGCCTGCTGCCCTATAGATACCATATTGATTCCTATAGAGCTGAGCAATTCGTTTACATTGTTTACATTCGAACCTACATTACTCCCTAGATTATTAATCTCAGAATTAAAAGCTTGTCGAATTGTACGAGCTACAGAGCTCATATTCGAACCCATACGTCCAAGCTCTCTATTTATTCTCTCTACGTCGCTACGTATATTAGAATTGTCTATTCGGGCATCTATCTTTACACTTCCGTCGGCCATATATATTCACGCTCCTTTTGTCTAATTTAAAGAATCTCCAGGAGCCCTGCTATGAGGTCTTAATCATCTGTTGTAGGTTTAATAACCTTGTTTTCTTGAGCTAGTTGCTTGCGTGCTTCTTTGTAACGTCTCATGCGGTCCTCGTAAGCTTTCAACTCTCTAGCCTCTCTCATAGCCTTCGCTTGAGGCAGCTCATAAAAGGCTTTTTTCTTCTTGATATCCTTCACCTGGTCCGCATTCTCTTTAGTCTTCTTAGGGACTTCACAAGTGCGGTACTTAATAGCAGTCTTCATAGTAGTCTCTTCTGATAAGTTGTTAAACAATGCTAAAAACTGATTCCAGAGGAGCTTCCCCTGTTGCTCAATGAGATCTAGCTTGTAATCATACAAAAAGGACGAGTATATCCGTTCAGCATCTATAGTAAAATCAACTATAGGAACCTCTTGGAATGTCTCGTCCTCTTCTGCTCCGTCTGTGGAGTTATCCTTATTGGTCATCTCATTGACTCGTTCTTTCTTATCAAGGTCTATATTGAGCTTTGCTTTAAAGATATCAATGAGAAGTTTATTAAGTTGTTCCCCGTTGAGCTGAGCTAGTAAGGAGCGTTCTACTACAAGCATATTGAGGGCTATTAGAAGTTTACTCTTATCAGACACCGTTTTATCATCGAATAGCTTTAGCATAACGAGGATATTATCATAGGAGAGGTTTAGCTCAATAGCCACGCCTCCCCAGGTTATTACATCTACGTTACGCTCTGTGAGTGAGAATCTCGGTCCCATAAGTGATCACCTACTTCTTAACGTTTGTTAAGTATGCATCTAAGTTACTTCCAGCTTTAGCACGTAGTTCTGACTCCACTAATGATGTTAAGTAGTCGATTAAGCTAACTAAATTCATAAGAGAGCGTCCTGCTTTCTCATACAGCTCCTCGAATGTATCTTCTCCTAAGAATAGTTCGATAGCTTCACTCATAAGCTCACGTTGCTGTAAGTTCATAGCGCGTAGAACCTCTGGAGAAGCTTCACGGAAATCAATTGCTTCATTTTGTAGATCCTTAGCTTTCTTCTCATAAGATAAAAATCCCTCTTGATACTTTAACATTGACTCATCATCAAAGTTCACCTTGTAAAGCTTCCCTGCTACGTCAATCTCTCTATAAGTTTTCTCGAAGTTAAATTGAAACTTGTTTTCTACTATTTTTGAAACACCTTCATATACTTCTTCTGGCTTAGCTAATTGATTTGTCATTATGGTTATCTCCTTGTTTTTTGTATTTGCCTCCGTCGAGACAATTTTTAATTTATTCGAATAAGTTAAAAACATATTTTTCACTATTTTTATCACTCTAAAAAAGCTATCACTGAGGAGGGAACCGAAGCTCCCTCTCAATGTAATTGATAGTATGAACGGAAGAGAAATGCGGAACTATTAAGCTGCGCCTTTTTCTGTAAATTCTGGAGCTCCGTCAAAGGAAATATTAAACTCAATCTCACCCTTGCTATTCGCATCTCCTCCGGGAACTTTGATCTCTGAGATAGTTGAAGGACCTTCCCATTTGTCACCGTTTGGCTCAGTCACTCTAAAGTCAGTCTTACGAGCGTCTCCAATTTGGTTAACTTTCTTAAGGATAAAGTCTTGAGCCTCATCGCCATAAGAACGATGACCTTCAAAGGAATAACTCATCATGAAACCAATAACAGAACGCTCAGAAGCGCCTCCACCATCATAGTAGTAGTCCTCTTCTACTTCCTCGTTATTATCGGGATCTACTGACTTGATACCTTTAGCAATAACAGCCCACTTAGGGGTAGCCGCTGTTCCCACATTGATCTCAAATTTATAAAGATGGTTCAATAGATATGCCATATATTAATTACCTCCTATTTCTAATTCCGCAGAAAAAAGTGCGGTGTATATTTGCTCGTTTGCTGCTGTTTTCTCAACAAAATTGGGCTCCACATACACATTTAATCGCCTTAGTGTATAGGAGTCGTCAATAGTGTTAAAAACACGCCTGTGAACGTTATTTAGTTCTCTTGCAATTGCTTCTGTTGTGTTATTAACCTCTAATTGGTTATCACTTTTAACAAGAATCTGAAATTGCTTGTTTAGTAGTTCACCATCAAAATATTGATCACCTAATGCTGAAGGGATCATACGAATAGCAATACTTTTTTTGGGTGTAGTGCTAGTGGCCACATCTAACATATCGACTTTCATAGGAGCAAACATGATAGATGATGGCAAATTAACATTTAGGTGTTTGATAACTGAATCAATGAGCCATTTCATGTATACCTCCTATAAGTTTCTCTTAATTTCGTTTTCTACGATTTTTGCCCAATCCGTTACATTCCTAGCTTTTGCCTCTTCAAAGAAAAGCGCTCGCGCATTAGGATTGATATCTTTCGAAAAATTAAAGTTAACTCCGTAATAAATTTTCCGCGCGTAAGGTGTATTCCACTCTATATGACCTTCTCCCGGTCTACTAAATCGAATAGAAGAGCGTTCTAATTCACCTGTATCTTTTGGTATATAAAAGTTACTGTCTTTTAACACTTGCTGATCTAATGCGAATTGCGCTTTCTCTGTTGCTTCTAGTGCCTTACCTTCAATTGCTTGTGTATCTAATTGAATATTTACTCTTATCAAATTAAAAGCACCTCCACATGGTGAAGACTACTCCTATCATAAAAGTCACTGACTTTGCTAACGGTCATTTCTTTCCCATTAAATAAGACTTTTGACTTCTCTTTGAAAGTAACAGGTGTCGAATGTACTGCATCATGAAATAACAGTGTTTGCATTACAGTACTGTCTCCATTACCATTCATAACAACTGTTTTTTTAGGTTCAATTCGAACCCTTTCAATTGTTATTGCAGGTGCATAGTTATCACTTCCACCCCAAGTATCATCCTCGCCCTTATATTCCAGGTACTCAACTGTATGGATTAATAATGAACGTCTCATAGGTTTAGCCATGCACACACACGCCCGTATAAAGTAAGCCTGTAGGTTTAAGGTAATCAACCACAGTAATCGCATAGCGATCATAGTAAGATGGCGCTTCAGCTGCTCCTGAACTCATTCCATTCTCAGAATAAGCGCCAACAGAGAAACCGCCGCCACCTTCGCTTACAGTAGCAGAAGTAATGCCGTTAATAGCTAGAAATTCAACTTGTGCTGCAGTAGCTTTTTTGACTTGATCATGAATAAAAGGAGCAACTTTATCAAAGTCGACTCCTTGTAATTTGTAACCTATGATGCTATCTATCTGTTCACTGGCTCTTTTGATCATTCGATTTAATAACACTGCATCAGAAACTGGAGTTCCTTCATAATCGTTATTATAGTAATCTGCATCTATATAAGGCATGTAATCACCTACTTAGCTGCTTTTTTAGGGGCTTTTAATGATTCAAGCTCTACTTCCAATTCTTCGATGCGATCAAGCGCAGCGTTATGCTCTGATACAGTGACATTTCGCCCACCCGTCGCACGTTTGATGGTTTTTCCTTCTTCACTGATCTGATCAAACCCGTCATTCAGATAGCTTGATAAGAAGTCTTTTTCAATGTGTAATACTTTGTTCAATCGTTGCACTTTTACTGTGTTACTCATGTATATATCATCCTTTCATAATAAAAAAGAGAAGCTATAAAAGCCTCTCTTATGCTGTAATGTTGAATTTAACACCATCAACTTTAGCGCCTAAAATGAATACATCCCAGTATTTGCGCTCATAGTAAAGGTATTTGCCACCTGTTGATGCGCTTGGAGTGTCTAGATCAACAAATTCATATTGTTGCGGAGATACTACAGCCAATGGATGAATTAAGATCATGTTAATTTGTTTTGCAGCAGCATCAGGAACAGCGCCATTAGTGAAGTTGTAAGCTGTTTTCATACGAGAAGATGGAACAGTTACAATTGTTACATCATCAAGTGAATATACGCCACGGTTGATTGATTTTTCACTAGGTCCTTCGACATTTAATTGACGTTGTAAATCTTTAGCGGCTTTTACAATCTTTTTAATAGCCGGCGTGATATAAAGAATACGTCCAGTTTGTGGCACTTCTGCTTCATCCATTTCTAACATCATTTGATCGAATACACTAAGGAAACTTTCAGGATCAAGTACAGTTACATCAGCTGTTTTCCCTGCTCCAGTGAATTCAGCGTAAAGCTTTGATGCCATGTATTTATCATGCTCTGGAATTGCTTCTTCATCGTTGAATACGCGTGTAATGTTTGCGATAGTAACAGCCATGTTTGTTTCGTCAACGTCTACTGGATCAACTAAAGTACGGAATTCACGATCATGACCTAAAGTTTTAGGTTCAAAAGAGTTATCAACGCGGCGAGTATAGTTGCCCATTGAATCACGGTTAACGTCTGTATAACCACCGACTTTAATGCGTGGGATCTGAATTGTTTTCGCTCCTGTCCATTTTACAATCGCGTTATTAGGTGTAGCGTATAAAGCACCAAAAGCTAAACCTTGTGCGAATTTTTGAACAAGTACTTCTTGATATTGAGAAGCATAATTTAATGTAGCCATTAATAAATCACTCTTTTCTTTTTTATTTTTTTTGCAAAACAAAAAGCCACCTATAAAAGTGACTTCATTCAAAACCTATTGCTTTTTAACTCCGAACGCCGCAAACCATTTATCAGATTCTGACATTGTAGTTTGTTGGTGTTGGCCATTAGAAAATGTCGGCTTTGTTTTACCTGGATCAGCAGGCGGTTCTTCCACTACACCTTTAAAGTGAGGAAACTCTTCAACTACCATTTCAATAGCTTTGGTAATATCTACATCATCACTAACCTTAGCTTTTGCTAGAGTAATAACTGCATTTAAGTTCTTTTCTTCTTTGATATCTAATTTAAGCGCAGCTATTTGTGCCTGAGCATTAAAAAGAGACTCATCTTTTTCTTTCAATTGAGTCTCAAAGGTTGTTAATTTTTCATTTGTCTTTTCTTGCTCTGTTTTCAATGATTCTTGATGAGTATTCCAATCACTAACCGTTTGTTTCAACTGATCTAAATTCTCTACACCTAACTTTTTCAAGAAAGCCGCTTCTTGCTTTTGTTTTGCTTCATCCATCTGCTCTTTCGTGAATGTAACAGGTGGTTCTGGATTCGGGTCTGCAACAGGTGGTGTCGGGTTTGGGTCCGTTACAATTGGATCACCTCCTTCCAGTGGAGTTGGTGCAGGGTCTCCTCCTTCAGAGAAGAACTGCATTCCATTTCCTTTTAATCGCAATCTATAATTTAATGGTTTTGGCATATTAATCTGCTCCTTTCTCACTTTAATTATTTAACAATCTCCCAATCTTCTGCTAATGCATCAGAAGTACTTGGAGCCCACATTGCATGCGTTCCATTTGCACATCGTAATTGTAAGTATGGACGAACTTTGAATAAGTCTCCCTCATTCATGCCCCATGCTTTAGCAGTTTGTTTATTACATGGAATACCATTCGGATATCCCTTTTGATAAACAACAAACATATTTTTACCATTCCAGCCCTTACGTGAAATCTTTTCTCCCGCCTTAGCTGCTTCAATCGCTTGACCAAAATTCATCACTTAACAACCTCCCAATTTTCAGCGAATAGTTCAATCATCGTCTCTTTCCAAGGTACTCTTCCAAAACGACTTTCTACATATAAGTAAGGAGCAGTCATTTTGCTATGTTCCTCAGGAAACTGAGCACGGATTACAACATCTTCGCTCCATCGTGGTAATCGCATACCTTTGCCTTTTTTCACTTCTTCAAATGCTTGTCCAAAACTCATTCATTATTCCTCCTAAACAATTTGTTCTCTGTTATATTGACGCTTGCGCTTGGTCTGATTGATGAATTCCCTCATAGCAGCTTGGCGTTGCGAAACCTTATTCTTCGCTTCCTTCACGCCTTCTGAATCACCTAACGCTTCCATAACCTTTACTTCTTTCTTCGCTTTTCTAATCTGCCGTTCTAGATGTCTTTGCTGTTGGCTTTCCTTATATACTCTAGAGTTCTCGTCAGCGTCATACGGTTCATAACGCTTCGTCGATTTCCCTTGAATGTATGGATAGATAACATGCCGGCAATTAATCCCTAATAACCCTGCCGGTTCACCATATGATGTACTGGAGAATGGAGGGTATCGTTTACTTTTACCATTTTTAGAAAAGATACGACCTTGAAATGGAGCACAGCGAGGTCTTGCACCAATATGCGAACTAACTTCTACCAGGTCCACATCATACTCGTCCATGCGAGTCATCTGCATCTCATTCGCTACATTTTGGCTTGTAGATCTAGACACCATATTCACATAGGCTTCTGTACTCCATCGCTTCCCTGCCTTATCAATCAAAGCAGGGATTCCACGTTGAGACCATTCAGAAACAGTCTGCCTTAATGCCTGTTGCGCCGTTATGACACCACCAAGAACTTTACCTACTGTTTTATTTAAGATATCTAGATAAACCTGTTGGGACTGTTTGAGCATAGTAGTATTTATAAGGTTAAATGTTTCTAGAGCTTGTCGTTCATAAGCATTAAGGATCCCTATTAGCGCTGCACTTGTATACATTGCTGGCGCAGCAGCTATGATTCCTGCTTGCACTGCTTCTTGGTATAACGGTTCATGTTGTTCTACTGCTGTAAATCCAGCAGATTCTAGCATCTTTCGGACTTCCTCTGCTGTTTTACCACTATAACGGGCCATTGTATTCATTTGCTGCTGATTCAACTTACCAAGCTTATTCAACTGAACTATGCGCCAATGCTGATATTCAGTGAAATCCTCGGCAGTTAATAGCAGTTCCATGTCATACTTGAGAATTCTAGCCATATTTAAAAGCAACTCTTCTTCAATCGCATTGTAGATATCCACTACAAACATAGAGAGTTGCTGTAATTTATCAGGAGGGAGTGCCATTACCCTTCATCTCCTGAACCATTATTCTTTTGTTTGTTGTTCATACCGAAGAAATCTACTCCTTCAGGCATAACCATCTTATTCTCATTTTGAATTTCTTCTACGATTTTCTTAGCTTCCTCTTCAGAAACACCATGTATCTTCATGATCGCTAACTTCTTAGTTGTTAATCCATTCATAACAAGTGTTACTTGCTTATTAATTTCTGCGGTTTGGTCCTCTGCAATAGAATCATCAAAAGTAACAGTAACTTCGTATTTATCAGTACTTTCAAATTCATCATATAAAGCAGCAATTTCAATGATGATATCAACTAAATCACGAATACCATCCTCTATAACGGTCTCGTGAGACTGTTTTGTTCTGAATGTCTTAGAGTTTTCACTTACAACCTCTGTTGCAGTTTTAACACCTTGTTCATCAAAGCTAAATGCTCCAGAAGAGAAGCCAACTTGCATCGATACATAGTTTAAAAGAGCATTGATAGCAGCTGTATGTTCTTCTACACGTAATTCCACTGATATATCTTGAATCTGATTAGCACCATCTTCGAATTGCATCGCTTCATACACTTCATCGGTAGCGTCGAAATATCTTTGTGGTATGCCTGTTTGTGGATCTACAACTGTACGGATCGCTGAAGCAGGTACCATAATTCTCTTCTTACCTAAAACGAACTCACGTTGAAAGCTATCAAACGCAATATCAAGTGACTTTAATGTACCTAACGCATTAGCATAGATCGATATACCAAGTGGTGAACTCATATCTAAGTTATTGGCTGTATTTGGTTTGAAGTACACAAACATAGGTTTAGATAAGTTTTCAATACGCACTTCTCCTTCCAAATCAGGGTATAGAGTAGATAAAGTAACTTTTACACCTAAGTCTCCTTGGTTTTTGCTTTCGTATAGCTCATTCTTAATTACATACTCTTTACCTTCAACCAAGTGCCATTCAAGTAGCGTGTACTTCTTATCACCCTTAGAGATTTCATTTACGAATACACCCTCAGTGATATGTTTGTTATCCCATGCAATCGGTATGAAGCAGTCTGCCGTAACGTAAGAAAGTTTAATTCCGTTGTCCCAGTAAACCTTAATAACCATTCCACCTAAAGCAAAGTTGTATTCTAGATACCTCTGAAACTCTTTAATGAAGTTGTTATCATCAAGGACATTCTTGATATTATCTGAAAGTGTGTCGTCAGAAATGTTAATCGAACACTTCTCATTAAATATTAGTGCAGCCATCTCTTGTGATATAACCTTAGCCATATTGAGAGATGCCATTGTCCTGCTTTTCTGCCCTTCAATCGTATGATACTTAACGTTGTGCCACTCGTCATAATGACCACTGTATAGAGCTTTCCACATATCAATATGCTTGTAGGATTCTTCATTTACAGGTATGTCTTTTTTATCAGATATCTTCTTAATTCCTTTGATTATTCCCAATTTATATAGCCACCCCCTTACTTTTGCAACGATGTTTCCAAACATGTTTTCACCGCCTTATTTTACATATCGTTTATAGAAGTAATTATTACTATAGCGTGTCTCATCTAACGCATGGTTATAGGCATCTATCGGTTCACCATTATCTAAACGGACATACATACCAATTTCTTTTAAGAAGTTGTAATGATCGTATTCATCACATTCAACGAGTATAAATTGCTCATTCGTAATGGAGTTTTGAAGTCGTTCAATACCAACCTCTTTCCCTTTACTCGAACCCTTTACATCATGAGTATTGTTATCTGCCCCTCTCGTTTGAATCCCTAACAGGTGCAGTTCTTCTCTTAAAGACTTACATGCAGGGTCAACAAACACTTCTGTATAGTGCATTTCGAACTTCTTAACGCACCATTCAATGAACTTCTTAATCTCTTTTGCATAAGTGGACATCGCTTTAACTTGCCCTGTATCTTTACCACTGTGATAGTAGTTAGCAACTCTTAGTAGTCTGAATTTATCTTCATAACGAACTACAATATTACAGCTACATGAAGTGGCATCTGATTGGCCACCATCAGCAGTAAAATACATTTCGTATCTTTGACCACGTACAGCAGGGATTATGTTCTTTTTCATATCAAACATCGAATAGATAACACCTTGTGGCATAACACGTTTACCATACCAATCTCGTTCCAATAAATAAGGATTCTTTGAAAGGATATCGTATATTTCTTTCTTACGTTCTTCAGTAATAATCGGATTATCCTGTATCGTCCAGTGAGTCCAACGTGTATTTTGGACATCAAATACCTCTAAAATAACTGGATGATGAGGAGCAGGAGGGTTCAAGTCAGCTAAATGGTAACGATCTTGAGCAGCGAATGTACGTCTGAAACACTCTTGGATCATGCCCATATTCAGCAAGTTAATCTCACAAAATACAACACTACCAAGTGACATACCCGTTATAGCGCCAACACTGTTACTCTTTCCTCCACCTTTGTAATACACTTTCTTAATATCATTTGGAGTGTGTATCGCAAGATGCGAGCCATGTTCATCATGCTTAATCTCAGCTAAATCACCAAATATATGCTGTAATCCAGTGCCATCACCATCGATAAATAAGCGATATGCCTGTTCCTGGTTGTATGCAGTAATTAAATGATTCGTATCTCTTGTCCACGTCAAATAGTCAGCATAGCGGAAATGCCCTGCTGTTGTCTTACCCGATCTGGGTGTCCCTTCGAGTACATCGAAGGTGTAATTGTATGGCCGATAGATAACTTCTAACTGTTTAGGGGAAAACTTAATCGCTGTTTTGCTCATATTGTTTACGCCCTTCTATTAATGCATCGAGTAATGAAGTATCTTTCTTTTGACCTTTGAGTTTTGCTGCGCGTTCTTGTGCGAAGTCAGTATCTGCTTGTGTTTTCTCGATATTAGTCTTCATTTGAACTAACTTCAATCTTCGCTCATCATCTACATTAGCTAACTTATCAAAGCGTTCTATCATAGAAGATAATGTAGTCATGGCCCTTGCGTATGCAGTTAGTAAATTAGCTTGCTTATCCCATGCGAATTGAACAGTGTAAGATTCACCAGCTTCCGATTCACTAATAACCTCTCGTGACATATCATCTTTATCACGAACATGCATAATGCGCTGTGAATTGAGGATATTGAAGTATTGCAGCTGAATGGAATTAAACAACATATCTAATTCTGTATGATTTTGTATTTCATCAAGTAATTCCATTGCGTGTTGATCGTCGTTAGGAATTATCTTTCTGAACAATCCATGCGTTACAGCATTAGCGTTTTGTTTGGGAGCACCAAATCCAACAGCGTTCGAGTTTCCTTTCGGAGCTCCACCTTTATTACCAACGGCATTCTGATTTCCTTTCAATGCATCAGATAACTTTTGTGAAGTACTACGTTTCTTTTGCGCAGTACTACATTCATTTTCTATTGTAGTACTACAATCAGAACCGTTTAATTTTGCTACCCATTTATCTCTAGATTTCCATGAGGAAATTGTTTTTTCTTGTTCTTGGAGTATTTCAGCAATCTTTCGATTTGTAATTTCTCCATTATGTTCTTTATAAATTTCAAATGCTTTATCTCTGTTCGGGCTTCTTACTTTAGCCACGACCACCACCTCACGATAGACTCTATTAGTTTTTTGTTTAAGCTTTTATAAATTCATCAATTGTCTTGTCTAACACACTAATAAGCGCCTCTCTCGTTTGCTTTGGCGTCATATCATCACTTATTTCATTATGCATAGCTATAGCCTTTTCTAATTTCTGTGGATCAATGTGTTGTTTTACTAAATCCATACCAATAACATTATTTATTAACTGACCAATAATAACTGTTTGTTCTTGTTTGCTTAGTTTCATTTCTCTAACTCCTCCTTCTGGTAATTCCTAAATTAAGTATTGAAATTCTCTAAAACTCATTGTATTATATTTTTGTATTTTCTCAGTTCCTAAGCCGAGAAAACATCATCACTTCTGAAAAGGACCCGAACTCTAGCGGGTTCTTTTTATTCACTTGAACTCATTTTCGAATTATTGTATTATATTTTCGGGTCTTACTTAGATAAATCATTATCAGGAGAATCTGCAGTTTTGCAGGTTCTTTTTACAAAATAAAAAGCATCCACTACGTGAACACTTCATGTCATTATGATTAAGTTGTTTTAATTCAGATTGATATGCAGGTGAAACGAATGGAAAATAAAGAACATGAACAAAAATACGATTTAAGCAAAATATACACATACACAGAACATCCTGATAAAATTAGCGGTCGCTGTGATAATTGCGGTAATTCCGCATTCAAAAGTTCCATTAAAAATTTCATCTTCTTAAGAGAATGCCGTCATTGTGGCATGAAGAAAATCATATAGTCCTATTCAGGGCTTTTTTTCTTTATAAAATAAAAAAAGCAGCGGATTCGCTACTTAATAATTCATCGTTTAAATTGTTCGTGCGAATGTAAACTTTTACCCATTAGTTTACATTCAAAATATTGATTTTATTGAATTCATAGCATTTTAGCTGTTTTAACAAAAAACACTAACAAAAGTATACATTCAAAGCATTGATTTTAAGGGGATTGTGAAACCACCCTGCATTTTGTTGACTATCTCTATTTTTAGTTCGTTGAGTTGTTTGTTTTGTTACCCCCTTATCATCCATTATCGCTTTCGACTGCTCTATTTCCTTCAATACTGACTCAACTCACCAATCCGATATCCGAAGTAAATCACCAATAAAGTAAAAAGCGTACCTACAAGATATCCTGTAAGTCCTCCTAACCAAAACATCTCATCACTTCCTATTCAAATGTCCATTGTGTTCAAAATAAAAAGAGCACCCGTTTCCGCGAGCGCCCTTTAAAGGATTATGAGAATCTCGTTAACGAAAGTTAAGGTTACTAAAGTTAATGAGGTACAAGCAGTATATGCTTGTCTTATTCAAATCGTGCATAAAAAGAGAGCATCCACATCAGTAGATGCCCGAATTTGTAGGATTTTTCAATGAGTATCGAATAGGACCTGAGAGAGGTTTTCCTACACTACAATATATGCTTGTCCATCTCAAAAGGTGCAATAAAAAAAGCACCCTTGTCCAGGCGCTAATAATACACATTGAGGTAACCAGCATGTTAGAAAAGACCTTTCTGTATCATTATATGATGTTCAATCCTAACTATACCTAATACAACCTTTAAAGATGCTTATTATGTAATTTCCATATAACAACGAAAAAAGCAACCGTTATGGATGCTTTTAAATCTTTTCTATAACATAAACCATTGTCTTTCTTGATGGTACATGATAGGAGTAACCTTCATTTCTATGNNAATTCTTTCAACATTTCTACGTATTGCATAATTTCCCCACCTTTCCCAATCTATTTATTCAACAAAAACCATAATTACCCTTTTGTTCAAATAAATAAGAAGCTATCACCGAAGTGACAGCTTTCCAAAGGGATAGGAGAGGAACATTCACGAAAGGGGAATTTCGAAATGAATCAATTCAAGAATAAGATTACCCTCATTCTTTTCTCGATCACCGCAATTATCATCTAAGCTACGCGCTTTACGTCAGTGACCGAGAAAAGAGCGAAAGCTCTCCTCGTTTTACGTCCGTAGACATCATTTTCAACCCATGAAAATGATTTGTATCAAGAAGTTTCCGCTTCTTGCGTGAACAAACATGTGGAGGTGACAGAGGGGGAACTGCCTCATGTTTGCTCAAACAAAGAGCGGAAGCTCTCTGCCTAGTGAAGATTCGCAGTAATCACTAGAAAGTGTAATGTGCTCAAATAACGATACATTATTATTCTTATTACTTATTACTTTGGTTTTGAAATGTGCCGGGAACGTGATGGTCATTCAATCAAATGAACCACCCCATTTCATTTTCAAATGTGGAAATCATAAACATGGCATCTAGTATTATATTTATTATCAACCTAGGGGACGACTCCTAAGCTGAATGATAAACACAATAGAAACAGTATGACGAATGTGAGTTATTCCACACGCGCCATACTGGAATATGTTTAAGTTAATTTCATTTCAATGGTCTTTTCGTCATAACGCGGATTCTTACCGCCCATGCCCGCCCTTCCGCGGTATACGTTAAGGAGTACTAATCCTCTTCGATATGCAGTTGTCAAAGAGCTTGTACATTAAGAATATCGTTGATTTCATTATCAAAATTCCCCCTATTTTATCGGTATTTTGTCGGTGTTTTCCCCACAGGATTCTGAATATTAAAACCATAACCATTGACACATATACCTAACATATGTAATATATATATTACAAAGGGAATGAATGTATTGGAGGCTTCTAATATGCTTACCAAAGTAAAGCAAATTCGACTCGAAAAGGGGATGACACAAGGAGAATTAGCAAAATTAACAAATGTAAGCAGACAAACAATCGGTCTAATAGAAAAAGGAGAATACAATCCATCTTTGAAGTTATGTATCATTATTTGTAAAAGTTTAGGAGTTACATTAAATGACTTATTTTGGGAGGAAGATTAATGTCTAAGTTACTCAAATTATATCTTTTCGGTAGAAGTACTTCTGTTGATGAACGAGAACAAAATACAGCCTTTGAAATAATGGCACACGCCGGACTATTATCCGTTGTTATCTGTTTTGGAGCTATCATATATGATTTGATTTTAAATAAAGAAGTGACATCACTTGGTAGTCTAGCTTTAATTATTCTTTTAACAATATCATTTTATATAGTTATAATGATGAGAATTAAAAAAGTATACTTACGTTATGCAAATAATAAAAAATTGATACGAAATTCGATAATTTCAGGCTTTATTTTCTATGTTTTATATACTTTTTTACCACTTTTATCTGGAGAATCAATTGCTATGAGGGACCTTACTGGAAACATTATAGGCGGAGCATTTTTCGGTTTATGCATGTATGGGTTTGGTAAATATAATAATAAAAAAGCTGAAGAAGATGAACTATAATTAAAAATTCAAAACCCCTTTCATTATTAATCAATGAAAGGGGTTTTTCTATTTATATAATTAGATCATCCCTAATGATGTGGCTATCAATCGGATAGCATTCTTCTTTTTATAATAGTAGTGATCTTTCTTTATCGATAACTCGTTATAAATAAAACTGTCTTTTAACTTATCTCCATTTAAATACTTCATTTTTATGATCTCAGCCTCGTCACAGTCCAATACGTATTTTAGTGCTTTCTCTATTTGCTTAAACTTAATATTACTAACATGTCTTGTATTTCTTATCTCAGGAAACAGACTAATTCCTTCTTGCTGTTGCTCCACTTCATTCTCAAAACGTGTTTTTAAGGCACGATACTCTTTTAAGATGCTGACCACTTCCTTTTGCACCTTCTTTTCCATTTCTCTGTCCATTACTGGTAGTAAGGATAATTGTTCCATGAAGGAATCCCCCTATTTCAATTTTTTTGTTTTCAATTCACATAAGGTATGTGAAATTTTACTCTCTATTTTCTGAATAAGGGAACGATGACTACAATACAGCCCCCACCACACTGTTAGTCATGGTTCCGTTATCCATTAAGCTGTTGTCTTGCTTAGTGCTGTGATTCTTCTATCCTCATCATGGATTACCCATCCGTCTTCAAAATGTTTCATTAGCTCATGATACTTAAATACATCGAATATCCAAACATACTGATTACCCCCAAAACCTGGTTCTTTCTTATACAGCATGAATTCTCTTGTACCCTTGTATCTTGGAATCATCTATTCAGCCCCTTTATTTTCTTATCCAACCTTTCTGTTTGTCCTTCATAACAACAACTAACTCCTGCTTATATCGGTATTCAAACATCTTCTTCATATATGGAAAGCGATCGTTAGCATAACCTTTGACATCAATCACTTCCTGTGTTCCATCCTTATAAGTAACTAAGAAATCTGCTGTGAATTTCCAATCTCTTCGCTTCTTCCGTTTACCATCTCGTGTAGTAATATAAAACCCTTCAAGGAGCATGTACTGAGGTTGTAGCTTAATCTCAACAACCTCAGGGTTACTCTTTAAGAACAGGTAATACTCTGCTTCTGTTTTACTATCAAACTCAATTCCTAGTACGACTGTTTTTCTACTATTAATACGGCCTGTCTTCTTTTTGCGCTTAAACAACTTGTTTCCTCACTTCCTTCTAATATGGAATGCTTCCTACATAATCTTTTGAAACATCCCATTGTGTTTTCCTAGGTATTCACCTTCGACTCTTTGTATAGATTATGCAAACCCTAAGTTAACTGGTACCCAAAATGGGAATACATTTCCTACTTTCAATTCATTAATCATTTCCTCATCCCCCGAATAAATCTCAATATTCTGTATATAATGTATATAGGCGATAGCCATAACTCATTTAAATGAGCCTCCAGCAACCTGAGTTCCCATCCCGAGAGAGCAGTTAGCTTTAGCTAGCTGTTCTTTTGGTTGTTTAAATAAAATTCAAAACCTCGATCATACTATACTTACATCCAGATTCTCATCTGTGATATTAGGCTTTTCCCCTTTCCCTGAGGGCGGGCAGTTAGCTTTTGCTAGCTGCTCTTTTTGAGTTTGTCCGAATAAAGTTCTAAATTTTGTCCAATACTATAAATGGGCTGATACAGCTTGAATTCACAGTGACCTCTGTAATATTCTTTCTCCCTTTCCCCGAGGGCTGAGCAGTTAGCTTTTGCTAGCTGCTTTTTTCACATTTTAATTATATTAAGCGTATATTAATACTGATTATGATTGGTATTACGCCTACCTCTCAAGGGCACTTATATACAGTGCTCTTTTTTAATCTGCATAATATTCCTAATCCTGTTTATACTATAAATGTAACTTAAAGTTACATATTGCTGTTTCCCTATAAATGTATTGTTCTTGTGTACAAGAGGCAGTTAGCTTTTGCTAACTGTTTTTTGTACTGAGCTAATAAAATTTTGTCCTTATTTATTTTTCACACCATATACTTCTAACCTAGCCCCTCAGCTTACTGAGTTACCTCCTATCTTAAAGAGCACTTGTACATGGTGCTCTTTTTTAGTTTCTTTTTTCTACAAAATGAAATTTTTATTAAGTTCCCTTTCTTTCCCGCATAACATTTCCAATTACGTTTATACTATAGCTGTAACTTTAAGTTACATGTCATTACTTGTAGGGCCTAATTTCTTTTGTACAACAAGTAGTTAGCTAATTGAGCTAGCTGCTTTCTTGTATAAATTTTTATCATAAGTACATACTATTTACGGGATGCTTGTTTGATTGTCATTTGAGATGTAATTTAACTTCGACGTTCCCGCTCCTTGGGAGAACAGCTTATACAACTGTTCTCCCGTTTTTCATTTAATTTTCACCTTTGAATAAAAATAAATATACTATCATGTAGTTACCTCTTATTATTAGGAGCCATCTTAACGAGAGCACTATTTGAAGGTGCTCTTTTTTCTTTATAAAATAAATGTCTTCCTTTACATATTTTTAGAACAACTACACACGCTATCCATAAGCCGTTCGAACTAGCGGCTTTACTCTTCTAGTAATGAGAATGCCATTTATTGCAATGGGCTAACTCATTCAACCCACTGGCAGGAAACAAAAATCGTTGTCTGCCAAACCATTAACAATTTTTGTATAAGAAAAAATAATTTTGTACATACTTTTCGAATGAAATACCTATAGTATTTTTTCTCTAACGGATTCCCCTCCGTTACGTAGAAACCTTAGCCTATAGGGCAAGCAATTTTGCTTGTCCTATTCCTATTTTCTAATGTAATTTTTTATTCAAATGAAGTTTTTGTTCAGTTCCATTTCACTCCTGCATAATATTTGAACTTCTGTTTTATACTATAGTTGTAACTGTCCGTTACAACTCATTACTTGCTAAGCGTGGGCATCTTTTTTCACAACAGGCAGTTAGCTAATTGAGCTAGCTGCTTTGTTGTGAAAAATAGCCTTTTTGTTTATTTTTTACACATTTAAATAGGACAAGCATATGTTATTGTATGGAGACCCTCTCTCATAGAAAGCCTCCTTCTCTAAGAGCACATTCATATATGTGCTCTTTTTTATTTGCTACAAAATAACGTTTTTGTTCAAAATGATATGCCTTATTCATTTGGACACATTTACCAGTATTATTCCCAAAAAATTCATGCTACGGTTAATTAGTCGAGTACGTCATTACTTGACAATTACCCTTAGGAGCCCCGTAGATAAACGGGGTTTCTTTTATTTAAATAACTATTTTGTTCAAATTTCAGATAGATGTTAATATTCTTCATAAAGGAGGTCTACTGATGAAAAAGATTTTTTTTGTTATTTTCATAGCAATTTTCCTTTTAATAATTTTATATTTTGTTGGTATATCACTTTTTTGGAACCAGCCTTAAGTTAAAACAAATAATAAATTACCACTATGTTTATTTAATGAATATTCCGTCAATACTGTAGATACAATAATCTTTCTCCATCCCCCTGGAGTCCTGAGCAGTTAGCTTTTGCTAGCTGCTCTTTTATTTGCATCAAACGGCCCGATATCTTCACCATAAGCACCTAAGTAATTCTTACGATCCATTTCCCAACAATTACGGCACATCTTTTTACCAGGAACAAAATCTAGTAAATGAGGTCCCCTTAATTCTTTTCTGATTTCACCACACCAGTCACATTCTCCACCGTTTTCGTACTCTGCCATGATTTTATTCACTTGATGTTCTGAAAGCTCTACACTTCCAATTGATTCTGTACAAGCTAGTTCGCCAGTATCATATTTACTTGGCATACCATCGTAGGCTAAGGATTCCATGTAATCTTCAGTCAGTTTATTTAAATCAATTACCAATCTGTCATTGATTACCTTTACTTGATATCGCTCTTTAACAATTTTCACTTCATGTGGTATTCCGGATTCTTTTGTAAAAAACTCAGCTTCCTTATAAGCGCCAATAATATTCTCATGAGTAACCATTACTTCCCCATCTAAATAAACTCCGTATTTCATAGCCATTCCCCTTTCTTAATCCAACTCCATGATTTCTGCTAACGATCTATCCGAAATGTAAGTCCTAATAACCTGTATCCGTCCATATTTCTCTTTAGCCATTCCTATGGCTTCGCTCTCTGACTTCGCTTCAAACCAGCGCAGTTTCCATTTTTCGTCCTTGTCATAAAACTCTACCGAGTACGTCATGACGCTTGTATCACGCTGCAAGAACTTATCCGCCGTGCTCTTTGCTCTATAGTCGAAGCTCCCCACTACATCCTCAAGTGTTAGCTGTTTCATGCTCCTATTCCGACTTTCTCTTGCATCTGCATTTGATAAGCTATTTCCAACCTTGCCATTACTTCCTCGCGCTTTCTATCGACTTCCTCAGGTGTCCGATTCCCTGCCGAGCAAATACATGGCGCAAATTGATAACAGCCGTTCCCTTGGTCGTTCCTAATTACTCCCGTTCCTTCACATGCACACATCTTAATTCCCCCTCTTGAAGTTTCGTAATCTATAATTATCGCCAAACATTTCTAGCATTTCTGCGTTCTCCATCATTCTGCTAAAATCACGTTCTCCGTACATTTCTGCTAAATGGCCAACATTGAAATTCGTTGTAAATAAAGTACTTTTTCCTATTCGGCTATCTACAATTTCATTTGTCTTCGTTTGCTTCCAAGTAACGCCTTCTTTATCTTTTTCAGTAAACTCCGCTCCGAAATCATCGATAATAAGAACATCTACTTTAGCAAGGAGAGACATAAGCTTGTCCTCTGTTAATTCGCTGTTTTTGTTCCATGTAGACTTAATTTTGGTAAACAACTTATTCATTTGAATGAACATTGCGCTATATCCACGTTTCATTAATTCCTTTGTAGCAGCCACGCACAAATGACTTTTTCCTACCCCGTAATCTCCTGTAATAATCATGCTTGTTGGATCCTCTTTGCTGTATGTAGAAACAAAATTCATGATTGTCTCTTTGGCGTCTGACAATTCTTTTGTAGGTGGTGCATAGTTATCGAAAGTAGCCTTCTTTAATTTGTCGTTGATTAGGCTGTTGTCTGCGAACGAATCGTACAAACTAATAACTTGGTTCCTCTTTTGTATTACGAGCGTTTCCTGAGCTAACTGGACGTCCTGAGGAGCGATTTCTTTGCAATACCAGCAATAAGCTCTGTTATTTTCATCAAGGAACTTTTTACGTCTACATAAATCACATCTTTCATTAGCGACCTTTGGTAAAGTCATATTTGCTGATGAAGCTACTATCTTTGCTAGTGCCTGCATTAGAACCCGCTCCTTTTATTTTTTCGTTTAAGTAACCTTCAAATTTAGTTCCAAATAACGTTTCTGGTCTTAAATACTGGTTCATATTTGAATCTTTAAGCCATTGCGTTGTTTTGATATCAATAACTTGTTTAAAATCATCTATTGTAAAGCCGTCTTTAAATCTAGCTTTGATTAGAGTTCTTGTTTTGGCTGTTTTGTGTTTATAAGATTTACCAGCTTTTTCATTAAGATAAGAAATAATATCCTCGTAAGGGATGCAGTCTTTTGGCCGCTCTTTTTGGTCAGAAGACATATTATCTTTTAATGTAGTAATCTCTGTTGTATTCTCTGTAGTAATCTCTGTTAAAGATTGCGACATATTGTTAGAATCAATAGTTACATTTTGTGACTTTCCATTTGTACAATTTGTTACTATCCATTGCACCAATTTGTCATAATCCAATTTATAGTGAAGAGTAGGTGCTCCATTTGCTTTCATCAGCTTTGTTTCCACAAGGCCCATTTCTTTTAGCTTTGCTGTAGAGTAACTAACCTGGCGTTTTGTTAAACAAATTTCTTCTTCCCATTCTTTATGAGATTTGTAGAAATAACCGTCCGTTCTTTTCGATTTATCACTATAAAACACAATTTGATTCAAAAGGATTGCTGTAGTAAGATCGCCTGTTAATTTAACGAATATTTTTGGGACCACTAATATATTTTCTTGTCCGCTTATTTGAGAAATGATTGTACGTATCGTGTTGTAATTACTCACTTAGTTCACCTTCTTCATTTCCGTTTCATAGAAGCAATCTGTTTCATCAATTTCACCAGTTCTATGAATACTTTCCGTATTTACAACTCTTCTCGCTGGATAAACGCATTCGTAACCTTCTTTGGACCATTTGTATATTTTGTATCCAATTTCCGTTTTGGTTTCACCGCGAACATATTTATTCTCTTTAGTCTTACTTGGAATAATGAAACTGTATCGTTTGGATCTGTAAACTGTTTTCATCACACTATCTCCCTTTCGCATATTGCTATTCCATCTTTAACACTAGATATTTTGTAACCTGGATAGCGATCGGGAGTAATGTACTCAATCGCCTTCATTTTTGCTTCTTGTTCGTTTTTTGCGCCCTTCCATACCCATGAAGGAAGGACGACTTTTGTTTCTGTTTTATCTAACATGGTTTCATCTCCTAACTAAGTATTTGAGAGTAATGAATCACTTTCGTTAATCGCTTCGTTTGTCTGCAATAAGCGCATTTTTCGCATCTATTAGGCTTGTCCACTCCGTTTTTCACTGCTAATACACGAGGTAAGTTCTCTTCAACTTCATCTAATTCCAGTTGAATGATTTCGTCATCGAAGTTAATAACTGCCTTATCTGGATGCTTTTCTTTTGATACTGCTACAATGAATGGTTCTAACCTGCTTTCTCTGCCGGACCATCTTTTTTCTAACTCTGCATACACTGACATTTGAATCGTGTACCCATATGCTTCAACGAATGAGCAATATCCGTATTCGTCCGTCCAAACTTTGTCGTAAATGGACTTCACTGTTTTTAAATCAACGAATCTACCATTAAGAGGGTTATATACATCAAGTTTCGATTTCCAATGTGTACCGAATAATTCAGCCGTTATGATAACTTCTTTTTCACCTTCCAGAGCGAACATGCACAACCCATCATCTTTTAAGGTTTCAATCATCAAATCTGCGTTTTTATATTGAGAGTAAAGTTCTCCACTTCTTGTGAAGAGAGAAGGAGTCTTCTCTTTAAACTGATCAAGCGCTCCTTCTAACCAAGCGTGAACATATGAGCCAAGTAACAGGCTGTCATTATGTTCTTCTTTCCATTCGCCTTTCAACTTTGCAAGTGCTGCCGCTTCGCATTTTTGAAATGCTTTATATTGACTCACTGACATATACTGCATATCAGCTTCTTGTGAGTAGTAATTTTCATCATTTAGTTGTAAAAGGTTCATCATTACCACCCTCTGTTTGTTGGAATTGAGCTTCTAAATTCGATTTAACTGGGCTTGTCTTCTTTGTATCGAAGAAGTCTTCTTTCTTACCTACACCTTCACGAATTGAAGTGTAAATGCGCCCTAATTTCACAAAGTCATGTTCTGTAAAAGCATCTATATTTAATTGGAATGAGTCTTCAATCATTTCCTTAGTTACGCCAAAGTCTTTTTTGAATGCATCTAACGCTTTGCGTAAACGATCTTCTAAAGGTTCTTTCTGACCATTTACTAAAGTGTCATTACACTTCTGTACAGCTGCATCAACAATATCTCCTGGAATAATCCCTAAGATGCAAGCTCTCATTCTTCGCGTACCCATATTTGCTGTTAATTCGTAAACATCTCGACTATCAGTTAATTTATTTGTTTTGCCTTTCGCTTTTCGTTCGTGTTTAACAGTGAATATCTTTGTTTGACGTGTGTTCGTTTCTAAGTCCCACGCATAAGCCATCATTGAAGATTCACCATCTTTTTGATCCAACTCAATAATTCCGTAATCAATGTTCCCCCAGTTTCTTGCGATGACCTCAGCAAGTCTGATTGATGGCCCTTGAACCTTTTGACCGCCTTTCGGATATTGATACACTGCATTTTCAGCAACTAATTTACGTTCGCACTCTTTCATAATTCTTTGAAATGCATCATATGTGTCTCTAGGGAAGTTTTTAGCTACATACATAGCCATTTGTACCTCTTGTGCTTGGCGACTTACCATCGCTTCTGTAGTAACGTTTTTCGCTTCTGGTTTAGGCATGTACTCTGAGTAATCTATATTTGATAATCCGTTCATTATTATTCTCTCCTTTTATTAAAATGGTGTTACTTCTGTTTGTTTACTAACTTCATATACTTCTTGTAACGCTTGTAATCCGTATTCGTAAGCTAGAACCATCGATGATGCATTAGGTTCATCACTTTGCTTGTATCGTTCAACTAAACTCATTAGAATTTGAATTTCAGCTTCGATTTTGTTTTGTAGGCCCATCTTATTCACCCATCACTTTCTTTGTAGAATGAGACTCTACATATTGTTTGATGCATTCTGTTTCTGCGTGTAAATAATCGCCATCGAAATCTAAGCAACTTTCACCGTAGTATATTTCTCCAAAACATCCAGCATATTCTTCAATAAAATCTCTTGCTGATGAATCGTGATGATTACCATTTAATAGCGGGTTTTCAATCATTTCCTTTTCCTCCCTTTACTAGGAAAAGTCGATGTGGTACAATAAACGCATAACTTCGTGATCGACTTTTCTAAAACGACCTGTCTCCCAATGGGTCGTTTTTTCATGTTTTTGATAGTAACTAATCTACAAATCTGTTAAAATTTAGTTACCGATATGTGTTACAACTGGCCTGTGCTTCTGTACGGGCTTTTTTGATACTAGTTTTTAGCTAGCGGATGCATGTTTCTCTCTCCTTTCTGATGTTTTGCACATCGAAATATCCAGGAACCTATTTAATAGGTGGGGGATACCATTAAATTCCCGAATATTTCGACAAGCAAAGGCCTGTCATTTTTGTAAAATTGTGGTATTATTGATTTATAAAGTTGATAATTTGACTTTACCCTTATGAGCCTTGAGCCTTCACAATCAAGGCTCGTCCCTATTTAGCTAGAGTTATATACTTGTATGTTTCCTCAACCTTATCTGCGCTGTTATGTACTTCCCTAGCTCTTAAATCCTTTATGATCCACAAGATTTTCTCTCGTTCGTATTCATCTCGTTGCTCTTTTGTCATCACTTCACATCCTTCGTCCACCGTTTGATAGGCTTGTCCAACAAAACTACTAGTGATATTAAGCTGCATATCGTTAACGCCAGGATGAAAAGTGATATTGGATTGTCGTACATTTACATCGCCTCCTTACCAAGAAACTTGTTAATGAAGTAAAACTGACCTTTCCCTGTAACTTTTGGCGTGAACTTCGTTTCGAATTCGCCATTACTATTTGTTCTTACGTATTCTTGTGATTCAAACAATCCTAAATCCATTGAATACTGTGTTGGTGTGTTGTACAGGCTTCCTTTTTTCTTGCAAAGGTATCCATTTTCTCTCAACCATTCGAACAATCTGTTTTGACCCGTATCAATTCCTTTTTGCCTCATTAGATTTGCTAATTGCTTTACACTGATTAAGTTCGTTGACACTTGCACTGCTTCAGCGAATGTTACAAGTGGTTGTTGCTGCAATACTTTTCGTTCAGCTTCAATTCGTTTTGCTTGTTCTTCTTTTAAGTTAGTGAGTAGACCAATCATGAAGTCTGGATTAGTTACCGCTTGTTCCAGCGCTTGATCTGTCATGTATGCTCCGTGTTTTCTAATAGAAGGAAGCACTTCACTTGTTACCCACTTTTTGAATGCTTTTGCTTGTGGTTTACGGCTTCTAAGTATTAATGAGTAAAGCCCTGATTCATTTACAACCATCATTTCACTTTTGTAATCAGAACCACTGTGCTTAATAAGCACCTTATCTTTTTCATCATCATCAAGGTATTTCGTTGAGTCTTTTGCACTTTTAAGTTCCAGTACATCCGTAACATCTTTCGCTACAAACCAAACATCCTCACCTTGTAACACCGTTCGAACTTGTCCAAACTCTTTATTGTTGAAAACTTGCAATTGATTCATTTTCTTTCCTCCCTTTTATTTTCAGGTCAAGTCAACGTTTAATTATATGACCTAAGGTCAAGTTTATACCCTTTAAAAAATGACCTCATCCTACTAAGTCATCCATTGTTGTTGATAAAGCATTAGCTATTTTTTTTAATGTTTCAATCTTAGTTGATTTAACACCTAATTCTATCTTCGAAACCATACTCTCACTGATTTCTGAGAGTTCAGCGAGTTGTTTTTGTGTAAGTTTTTTATTCATACGAAGTTCTTTTATGTAACTCCCTTTTATTTTCATCGGCTTCACCTCTCGATTACATTTTCATTGTACACATAACTTGACCTGTGGTCAAGTGTTTTATTTTAAATTTTATTTTTTCGAAACAAGAAATGGACTGTTGGTCAAGTTTTATGTAAAATATATACTATGGTCGAACTATAACAAAAATATTTCAATGTTATATTAAACTGTTTTTAAAGGGGAATAAAATTATGTTACCTATTTTATCAATTAGGATAAAAGAACTTAGGAAAGAGAGAAAATGGTCTCAAAAAGAATTAGGAGAAAAAGTAGACGTTAGTGAGTCTTTTGTTTCAAAAGTTGAATCTGGAAAGAAACAACCTTCCAGAGAAGTAACAACTAAAATAGCAGAAGTGTTAAATGTGACAACAGATTACTTGTTAGGTAGAAGTGATGAAGAAGTTCTAAACGAAATGTTAAATAAAAAGTTCATAGAAATGAAATCACGTTTAGATTCTCTTCCGGAAACACAACAAGAAATGATTATGAAACAAATGGAAAGCTTAATGGAAAGCTTTGAACAACTAAACAACAAATCGATAAAATAGCCAACCCAATCCCATTACGAGGTGTGGCTATTTTTTTGTTCTATATTAAACAATAGCTCAATATAAGAATCAATTGTCTGTTCATCATTATTAGATACCTCAGCAGCCTGTAGTAAAAATCTCTTTAAAATTTCTTCTCTTGTCATCCCCAATATCCTCCAGTATTCTCATAGTAGTTTGTGAATTAAATTACAATAATTCTATAAAATCTTTTTCAAAAAACAATTTTTTCCAGAAAGCACGAAAACGAACGCGACTTCTTTTTTATGTCCATATTATACCACGAAAAACGAACGTGCGTTCTCGTTATTAATACTGTATTATTTAAATATTTTTCTATTCCTATGCATTATTTTGAACAGATATTAAAAATGTTTACCTCTTTTTATAGTTCTTTATTAATTAATCACAAAAAATTATAAAGATGAAATAAAGGCAGTAAAACGCGCATAATTTGACCAATTTACCCAGTGAGAGCCGAGGCTCTCTTTTTTTATTTCCTTTCGGCAAAATGTGACAAGGTAGTTGTAACTAGATTTGTTATGCTTGGTTCAGAAATCTTATATATAGGAGCGGATTTTAATGGCAAGTAAATACACTAAACTTGATGAACGATTTGGCGTTATAGATTTTCCAGTAACACTTGCGGAAATGGTGGATATATCGAAAGAACTTCCTAAGACAGAACGAAAATTTTATGAATATGCTTTTGATACATTAAAAAAGGTTATGAAGTCTGGAGAAAACATATATGCTTTTGAAGTTGCTGATCCTAAACTAACGAAAACAGGTTTTATTGTGGTCGGTGAACATAACCTATACTTCGTAATGATGAAAGGTGGATTATTCGGAGGAGCTGAAACGGAAGTGGTTAAATATAAAGACATTAAAAGTGTAGACTTCGATATTATTCAAGGCCCATTTGGAGTTTCTCTTATGAATACCGGAATCCTTTACTTAGAAATGAAAAAGATGTTCGGAAGTAAAAAACGTACTATCAGAAACATTCCAGATTACAATATCGATTCACTTTTAAAAACGGTTCGTGATAGATTAAAATGATTTTTAGCACTCGAAAGAGTGCTTTTTATTTTCTCAACAACCAATATATATAAATATGGTAAAATATCCTTGAGATGGAATTGAAGATACATTTGTGAAGAGAACATGTTGTTAAAAGTAAAATGGTTTATGGTTGATGGCACTCGTGAGGGTGTCTTTTTCTTTTTTTAAAAGGACCTGCTCATACATCCTTTATAAACATAGGGTAATGTAAACCGTTAAAACACATGAATGACTCAATGTTTTTACCTCCTATTGAAAGGAGGAACTATTATGGGATTTGGTGGCGGATTCGCTTTACTAATTGTACTGTTCATCCTGTTGATTATCATTGGTTGCAGCTGTTGGGGCGGAGGATTCGACGGGGCTTGCTAAAAACAATTAGAAAAGACACTGATATTGGTGTCTTTTCTTTATGAAAAAAATCCCCACACATTGTGCAGGAATCAAACATAAACAAATGCTTTGGGTGAACACCATCATAATAATACATATGTCACCCATGAGCAAAACAGGAAAATATGAACGGTACCCCATGAAATGATGATTATGTGTAAGGAAATAATAATTTAGGTAACTTAGCATAGAAGCTCTAATTTAAGGAGCTTTTTATTTTTTCTCAATAACCAATATAGATAAATATGGTAAAATAGTAATCGGATGGGAATTCAATATATATTATTAAAAGTAGAGTGGTTCAAGTCGGAGAAAGGCACCTTAGGGTGTCTTTTCTTTATTTCTTAAAGAGGGGCCGCCAGTATTTTGGAAAAAAACCACGCTAAGAGTATGCAAGATTTTATACAGTTTTTTGGCTAATCCAATAACAAACAAAAACCCTAAAACCCACGCCAGGATAGGAATGTATAAAAAATGCATAGAGTCATAGAAAAAGACAAAGGCGAAACCCTTGTGAGAGTAAGGGCCGCCTGTTGTCCTTGCTACCGATAATGAG